TATGTGGTGCAGGATCGACACTTGCAAATGCAACTGCAACTGCAACTCTCATAGAACAACAAGATGGTGTCACTTATGACATACTTTATCTTGGAAATGTTTCTGGTACATTCCTCACCGGAAATCAATCTATAAAGGGTGCATATTCAAATGCAGAGTTCTCTGTAATTGGTGTTACTGCAACAAATATTATAGTACAGAAAGATCCACAAAATACCATATCACCAAATCTAGATAATGATGTACTGCAATACAAAAATACAAGTGGATCGCTATTCGACTTTACAGATAAAGATCCATTCTCGGAAGGTAAATACTAATGTTTGGAATTGACTCAAGTTATTATAACGAAAGTGTAAGAAAATTAGTTTTAGCGTTTGGATCGCTATTTAACGAAATATATCTTTCCAAATTCGATGAATCTAATAATGTTACAGAAAAGGTAAGAGTTCCAATAACTTACGGGCCCAAGGAAAAGTTTTTACGAAAACTAAGAGAAGATAACACAATAACAGACAATCAGCATGTGCAGATAACTCTTCCTAGATTGGGATTTGATATAACAACATATCTGTATGACCCAACAAGAAAAGTAAATAAACTAAAAAACATTGCAAAACAAATTAATGGAACAGAGTATTCCATGTGGTCTGAAGTTCCCTACAACATCAATTTTAACTTATATCTGTTCACAAGAAATGTAACAGACACCTTACAAATAGTAGAGCAAATATTGCCAAACTTTGCTCCAGATTTTACGGTAAGTTTAAATATGAATCCTTTGTCCAGTAAAGTCGATGTTCCTTTTGTTTTGAACTCTGTCGCAACAAATGAAGATTTTGAGGGCGATTTTTCCACAAGAAGATTGATAACATCTGTATTTGATTTTACAGCAAAAACATATGTGTATGGACAAATCAAACAAAGAACGCCAGTTTCTATCGAAACATCCGAAGTCAATTTCTTCAATTCTTTGTTGGGTTCTACTGCTGCTCCATCCAATTTTATTACGGACTTTGGTTGGACAGGAAATGCCGCAACTGGAAGCGTCACAATGACAGATGGGTCTTCTGTAATATGAGGTTTAAATTATGTCTGAAGAAAAAATATCAAAAGCACTTGAAATAAAATATGAACCTACGGATTCTCCAAAAGAAGCCATAGTTGATAAAAAACAATTGTCGCAATTAAAACGCGAAAGAAGAGAGCAATTACTTAATACAGATTTTGATTCTGCCCGAGATGGTATCAAGGAATTGATAGGAACGGGTATGGACGCTGTAGATGGAATTATGCGGGTTGCGACCGCAGGTGACTCTCCGAGAGCGTATGAGGTCGCTGCGACCCTTCTAAAAACACTCAGTGAGATGAACAAGGATCTTCTAGATCTGCACACAAAAGCAAATGAGGCAGATAAAGATAAAGTTTCTATTAAAAATACAACAAACAATTCAATATATGTCGGTTCTACTACCGACCTACAGAATTTGTTAAATAAATCAAGAAGTCAATTTAAATCAGGTGAAAATTTAATTGATGCAGAAAGCGAAGACGATGCCGGTTAAATATAACAGAAAAGGTTACTTAGGAAATAGCAATTTAAAACCAGTTGGTGTTAAAATAGACTTTACCAAAGAACAGGTAGAGGAATATTTAAAATGTGCCAGCGATCCTATACATTTTGCTAGAAATTATATCAAAGTAGTGTCACTAGATTCAGGTATCGTTCCATTTGATTTATACGATTATCAAGAAAATATAATTAATACTTTATGGACGAATAGACATGTCATTTGTAAATTACCAAGACAGTCAGGAAAAACTACAACTGTAGGTCCTGGATACTTACTACAAAAAGCATTATTCAACCAAAATATGAATATAGCCATTCTTGCAAATAAACAATCTGCTGCAAGAGAAGTTTTAGCAAGAATTAAAATGGCATATGAATATTTGCCATTATGGTTGCAACAAGGAATAGTAGAATGGAATAAACACTCTATTCAATTAGAAAACGGTTCAAGAATAATTGCAGCAGCAACCAGTTCAAGTGCGGTGCGTGGTGGTTCTTATAATATTCTTGTATTGGACGAGTTTGCTCACGTTCCTACAAATGTATCCGAAGAATTCTTTAGTTCCGTATATCCAACAGTAACCTCTGGTCAAACAACTCAAGTTATTATTATTTCAACACCAAACGGATTGAATATGTTTTATCAATTCTGGAAGGGTGCTATTAATAATAAAAACGAATACAAAGCAATAGATGTACATTGGAGTCAGGTTCCAGAATATCCGGGTGGTCCTCTGAGAAATGAAGCATGGAAACAAAAAACAATTCAAAACACATCGGATAGACAGTTCCAGCAGGAGTTCGAATGTGATTTTATTGGTTCAAGCAATACGCTGATATCTTCAGCTAAATTGAATTCCATGTATTGGAAACAACCACTCGTGAGAAATAAAGACGGTTTCTGGATTTACGAAGAACCCGTAAGAAAAGAAAACGACGAAGAGGATGTTAAAAAAGATCATGTCTATTTCATGACCGTGGATACATCACGGGGACAGGGAAAAGATTATAGTGCAGTGGTAGTATTGGATGTTACTCAAACTCCATATAAAATTGTCGCTAAGTATCGAAATAATATAACATCCCCCTTGGTGTTACCATCTATAGTCCGATCAATTGGTAAAAAGTATAATGATGCCTATTGTTTAGTCGAGGTTAATGATATAGGTGGTCAAGTCGCAGATATTTTACATACTGATCTCGAATATGAAAATTTAATCAAAGTTAATGTTTTAGGCAGAAAAGGTCAAATTATTACTGAGTATGGAAACCGAAACCAACAAATGGGCGTTCGAACCACTACTCTTGTTAAAAAACTAGGATGCTCGGTTTTAAAGAATCTGATTGAGCAAGATAAATTAATAATTGAAGATATAGATATAATAGACGAGCTCACAACCTTTATTGCCAAACGAACAAGTTTCGAAGCAGACGACGGACATAATGACGATTTAGTAATGTGCCTTGTTTTCTTTGCATGGGCAACCAGACAAGATTTTTTCAAAAATTTGACAGATTTGGATATTCGTCTGGACATGTATAAACACGAAATAGAAAAAATAGAATCAGAAATTATGCCTTTTGGATTTTTTGATGATGGCGGACAAGATCCAGAAAAAGCAGAAAAAATAGGCGAAGATTATTGGATCTTAAGCGATAAACCACTGAAAAAAGTGGAATTCGACGCACCTATAGATATGAAACACTGGTTTACATGAAAATGTAAAAAACAATACATATCACTGACATATATTATTACTTTATCAAGGAGAAGATAAAATGGCAAGACCAAATGTTACAGTAAGAATAGTAGACGAATCACTTTCACCTCCATTTGGAGAGGTTTTAGGACCAGCAGTAGGAGCATTAGTTTCTCGCAACGGCCTTTTGACCAAAATGGGCGTAACTTCAGAAAAGCAACAAGGTTATTTATTTACAAACGATATAAATGATTGGTTTACTCGGTTAAGAACATATACTTACAATACAAATGCCGCGTCCCCAGTTAGCATGACGGGTGCAACCCTGACTGGTTCCATTGGTCCATCTGCTGCTGCGTTTATTTCCGCAGCAAATGCTACTGCTGGTTCATGGCAACAAGAATGGTGGGCGGTTCATAATTTCTTGCAATATGGCGCTTCTTGCTATGTTGGTGGTACTGGATCCTCTGCAAATACAGTAGATGTTTATACATCTTTACAACCAAATGAAATAGATTTTGATGTTATGTTCCACGGTGGCACCTCAGATGTTCACATTACTGATATTGGAACTGTTATTAATGCAAAATCTAGCACAGATTTCGCTGCAATTGGTGTTTTGTGCGGAACGGGTGATGCAGTTCCCACCACAATTGGTGGAGCAAACGCAAACTATAGAACAGACAAATATGTCCACACATGGGGTCATAAGTTACATTTTGATACCGCCGGAAATTTGATCAGAACAAACGTATCTGCCGATGTTGCAGGATGCATTGCCAGAACCGACAGAGACTTCTATCCTTGGTTCTCCCCTGCCGGCAGAATCCGCGGTAGAATTCTAAATGTTGTTCGTATAGAACAAAATCTAACAGATGCAGCACAAGATACAGCGTTTGATGCTGGAATTAATCCAGTAGTTACATTCCCGGGCGAAGGAACCATATTGTTTGGTGACAAGACCGGAGCTTCAGACACATCTACTCTTTCTAGAATCAATGTTTCTAGACTATTCATCTTCCTCAGAAAACTATTGTCTCCTGTCGCAAGAGCAATACTCTTTGAGCAAAATGATGAAGACACCAGAGCAAGATTCCGTCTTGCTGCGGATAGTGCATTGAACCAAATCAGAGGTCAAAGAGGAGTAAGTGATTATAGGATTATTTGTGATTCTTCGAATAACACCCCCGATTTGATTCAACAAAGAATATTTGTTGCTGATATTTTGGTCAAACCAGTAACCGCAATCAATTATGTAAGATTGACATTCACGAACAAGAATTTGTCAAGTCCACTATGATTGATTATAAAAATCTAGCACAAAAATAAGGGAGAACAAAAATGGCAACAGGAATAAGAAACTTTAGACAAACATTTTCAGGAACAAGACCAAATAGATTTAAAATTATAGGTTCCTTTCCGACAGCAGTAACTAACGGCGAAGGAGGTAATAGTAATTTTAATCAAGCGTCTGCGTCCTCCGCAGCCGGTGGCGCAAAATTTGATATTTACTGCAAAGCAACATCATTGCCCGGATCTAGCATAGGTGTAATACCAGTTGCTTGGCAAGGTAGAATTGTTAAGTTTTCCGGTGAAAGAACGTATGCGGATTGGTCAATTCAAATATATGATTCATCTTCGCCCGGTCAAGTATTAAAACAAACATTTGAATCGTGGATAAATTTGATGAATCATCGTGAAGAGCATATATTAGATTATAGTTTAACATCGGATTGGACTGTTTATCACGCAGATGTAGTAAACTCCGTAGCAACATCATCTCAATCCGGTTTTACACAATCTCATATTATGAGACATTGTTTTCCAATTGATATTTCACCAATTGATATGTCTTATGATATGACGGATACCTTTGCTGAATTCACAGTAACAATGGCATATGATTTCTGGGAACCGGGTGGTGGATCAAATCCTAGCAGTCAGGGCGCACCACCAGCTCCTCCACCATTAATCGCGCTGTAACATAAATACTAGAGTAACTTACAAGGAGAATTTTATATTATGGCTTTCAAAGATATATTTGGCTTTTCATTTAAAAAAGATAAGCAAGAATCTGAACAGAAAGACAACGAATTTGGAGGGCTGGAACCACCTAAGTCCCAGCCCTCCTTCGTTGCACCCGAAGACTACGATGGAACCTATGTCGTAGAGGGTGGTGGTTTTTTCAGTCAGTATTTTGACTTCGGCGGTGCTCTCATACAAGAGAACACCCAAATACAGCAATATCGATCATTGGCTTTATATCCAGAAGTTGATAGAGCAATTCAAGACATAGTAAATGACTCAATCGTATTCGATGACAAATATGATTGTGTAAAATTAGATTTGGATAATATCGACAATATATCCGATAATATCAAAACAAAAATACATCAAGAATTTAAAAATGTCCAAAGACTTTTAGATTTTAGCAATAAAGCAGATGATATTTTTAGACGATGGTATATCGATTCTAAAGTATTTTATCATATTATCATTGACACAAAAAATCCAGAAAAGGGCATACAACAACTCAGATCCATAGATCCTACAAAGATTCAAAAGGTCAGAAAAGTTGAAAAAGAAGTTAAAAACGTAAATCATGTTAATTTAGCATTGGTTAAAAACATTGAAGAATTTTATGTTTATACTGATCTGGATAAAGACTCGCTAACACCAACAACAACTGCTGGTATTAAAATATCAGTAGATTCTATCTGCTATGTCCACTCGGGCGTAGTTGATAGCGGAAGTAAAAGAGTAATTGGATATCTGCAAAAAGCAGTAAGACCAGTAAATATGTTACGGCAAATAGAAGATGCCGTTGTTATTTACAGAATTTCAAGAGCACCAGAGCGTAGAGTATTTTATGTCGATGTTGGTAATCTGCCTAAACAAAAAGCAGAGCAATACATTTCTAGTTTGATGAACAAGTATAGAAATAAAATAACATATGATTCAAAATCAGGAGAGATTAAAGATGAAAGAAATCATATGTCCATGCTTGAGGACTTCTGGATTCCCCGAAGAGATGGAAATCGTGGAACAGAGATATCATTACTAGATGGTGGACAAAATCTGGGCCAAATGGACGATGTTGATTATCTTCTCAAGAAAGTTTATAGAGCATTGAATGTTCCTATAAGCAGACTTGAAACCTCTACCGGGTTTAATATGGGAAGACAAGGTGAAATTACCAGAGATGAAGTCCAGTTCTTTAAGTTTATAGAAAAACTCAGAAAAAGATTCTCATTCTTATTCCTAGATCTTTTGAAAAAACAATGCCTATTAAAGGGTATATTGACCGAAAATGATTGGAATAATTTGTCACAAGACATTCGGTTTGATTGGAATAAAGATTCACATTTCAACGAACTGAAGGAAAATGAAATAATGAGAGAAAAGGTTGATATGTTAAATGTAATGGCAAATTACACAAATCAATTCTTCTCTGCAAAATGGGTTCGTAAACATATCCTGAAACAAACCGACGAGGAAATCAACGAAATGAATCAGGAAATTGAAGAAGAACAGGCAAAAATTATGCAGCAACAAATGTTACAACAGCAGATGAATCCTGAAGGCGAAAATCAATCTGAGCAAATATAAATAATATATAGAAATAGGAGAAAACCATGTCAAATATACAAAAAGCAGTAAACAGCATTTTAAATAACAATTTAATAGAGGGCAAAAAACTCATTCAATCTAGTCTTTACGAAAAGATGGGAAAGCTCTTAGAGCAACAATTAGTTGAATTTGCTCCGTCTGTGTTCAATGAAAAAATGGATCCAGTTGGCGACGAGGACGAAGACGTTGACAACGATGGCGATTCCGATGAATCTGATGAGTATTTAAAGAATCGTAGAGAAAAGATTTCTGGAAACATAAAGGAAGAAAAGGACGAGGACGAAGAGGAAGAAGACGAGGACGAAGAGGAGACTGAAGATGATGAAAATTATAAAGAAAACGAAGATGAAAATGAAGAAGAAGATGAAGAAGGAGAAGAAGGAAAGAAAAAAGTCTATGAGTCTTTGACAGAAGAAGAACTTCAAGAAACCCTCAACCAAATCATCGAACAAATTGAAAAAGAATCTGGTTATGAATTAACACAAGAAGAAATTCAACAAGTAGTTGAAAGTTTTATGAACCAAAACATTTAAGGTAAACAAATGAAGCTAATAACTGAGACAATAGAAACAGTAAAACCAATAGTTGAGTCTCGTGAGGATGGAAAGAAAAATTACTTCCTCGAAGGTGTTATGCTTCAGGCAGAAACCGTAAATCGTAATGGAAGAAAATATCCACTGCCTATTTTAGAAAACGAAATAGGTAGATATCATCAAAACTTTATAGTAAAGAAGAGAGCACTTGGTGAACTAAACCATCCACAAGGCCCAACAGTAAATCTTGATCGTGTTTCTCACATGATCACCAATTTAAGCAAAAATGGAAATGATTTCGTTGGTCGTGCAAAGATTCTTACAGAAACTCCGATGGGAAACATTGTAAAGAATCTAATTGACGAAGGTGCTTTGTTGGGAGTTTCTTCAAGAGGCATGGGTTCTCTTAAGAAAGTCAATGAAGTAAACGAAGTTCAACCCGATTTCTCTCTTTCTGCTATTGATATCGTTGCAGACCCATCTGCACCAAATGCGTTTGTAAATGGCATAATGGAAGGAAGAGAATGGGTCTGGGATAATGGTCTTCTCAAAGAGAAAATAATTGACGGATATCATAAAGAATTGACCAAAACATCTAAAAGAAATTTAGAAAAGAAAGCAATTTCATTATTTGAAGATTTCTTGAGAAGACTTTAATGAATACCAGTAAAGAAAACTTATTAGAAATCAAAAAGTTCAACGAATGGAAGAGACACCATGAACTTAATGAAATAACCTTTCGTGCTTCACGGCCTGGGTTTGCCGCAGCTGCAATTGGCAGAGCAGGCGCAAGACTTTTAGGTGGTGCTCTGGGTGCAGGTCGTGCAGCAGTAAATACCATAGGCAAAACAGCACAAGTAGCGGCAGATGCAAATCAAAATGTTATTAATGTTTCAAATAGAACTTCTCCTCCACCCAGAGTAAAGGGACAATTCATTAAGCATAGTGACTATGCATCAATGGAAGGTCAGAGAGTATTGCAAACTGGAGCCGCTGGTAGATCTAACATAAAATTATCTGCAATAAAAGCATTAAAGGGAGCACAAAATGCAATAAGAGCAGGAGTGCGCGGTGTTAAGATGATGAATGCAAACCCTTCGACTCCACCTACCGGAACTACTCTGTTTCCCAAAGATTCTAGTCAAAAGAGTACGTTAGGCAAAATAACAAGTGCCATTGCAAATGGAGTCGTGGATAAAATGGTAAGTACAATTCATACCTATGATCCCGGTAAAACTACTGCTGACAACAGAAAACATAATTTAAATGCGCCGCTCGGTTCACATATTTTAAAAAGATTAACAAAATAAGTACACAATCGTATTGTGAAAATTTAGTTTATACTAAATATAATTGCCAAAAAGTGGAGGAAATATATCGTGCAAGATAACACACAACAAACAAATATGGGTTACTCATCGCCAGGTTTATACAGCGATGCAAACGGAAGAGGCGCAGTACTCGGTACACTGCAAGCAAATAATAACGCAGAAGCAAACAAGGCAACACTCAGACCAAATGGTAGTGTTGCAGCTGCAGCAGCTCAAATGCAAGGAAATTCACAAGTAGGTGAAGTAGATGATGAGGAAGCAATGACTCAGAACGAACAATTAGAAGTAAACATCAATGATGCACTCAATGCAATCTTTGAGGGCGCAAATGCTTCTCCTGAGTTTGTACAAAAGATTAAAACAATCTTTACTGCTGCACTCAACGAGAAAGTTTCAATCATTGAGCAATCGATGTTGGAAGCAACAAAAGAAATTATCGAAGAGAAGTTACAAAATAACATTTCTTCTATAGTTGAACATGTTGATCAATATCTGACCTATGTTGTAGAAGAATGGTCAAATGAAAACAAGTTGGCCATCGAAAACGGTTTCCGCACAGAGATCGCTGAAAACTTCATTCTGGGATTAAAGGAATTGTTTGAAAACAGTTTCATTGATGTTCCCCAAGAGAAGTATGATGTATTAGACGATCTGTTTGCCGCAAATGCTGAATTGGAGAATGCCGCAAATTCAGCATTGGCAGAAAACATGGAACTCAAGAATCAACTACTCGCACATCTATGTGCTGAATCATTCATTGAAATCAGCAATGGTTTGGCCGACACAGAAGTAGAAAAACTTGCAAAACTTTCAGAAAATTTAGAATTTAACAGTGTCAAACAGTATGCAGACAAGGTAAAAATTCTGAAAGAATCTTATTTTGGCAAGAATAATCGTGTCAACAACACATTAGCACCAAATTATGGTTCTATTACGGAGGAAACAACCACACCAAATACAAAACCAACAGGTTCTGATCCAATTATGGAAGCGTATGCAAGAACACTTAGCAATCAGTTAAAATTAACAAATTCTAAAAAGTAATTTAGAAAAATACAAATTAATACATAGTATACAAGGAGAAAAAGATGGACTTTAATTCAACAACACCGTATGACACATTAGTAGAAAAATGGGATCCAATTATAAATCATTCGGATCTTCCAAATATCGGAGATGTACACAAGCGTAGAGTAACCGCAGTTCTCTTAGAGAACCAAAAGAAGGCTCTCCAAGAGCAAATGCTCACAGAAGCACCCGCCAACGCAATGGGTGGTGGATTCAGCGTTTCTGCTGCTACCTCTTCTGCTGGTAATCTCGCCGGTTACGACCCAATCCTCATTTCGTTGGTTCGTCGCGCCATGCCAAACGTCGTTGCTTACGACATCGCTGGCGTTCAACCAATGACTGCACCAACAGGTTTGATCTTCGCAATGAGATCAAGATATCAAACACAAGATGGCCAAGAAGCAATGTTTGATGAGCCATGGGCTCAGTTCTCCGGTGCATCTGGTGCATCTGGTGGTTATACTCTTCCAAACATGTTAGCAGGTCATACATTAGGTGTTACCCCAATCAATTCTTCTGGAACACAATTGTCTGATTTTGCCAAGTTCCGTGGAATTTTGACATCTCAAGCAGAAAATCTTGGTGGATCTAGCGATACCTACCAATTCCGTGAAATGGCATTCAGCATTGAGCGCGTTGCCGTCGAAGCAAGAACACGCGCCCTCAAGGCAGAATACACCACAGAATTGGCACAAGACCTCAAGGCCGTTCACGGACTTGATGCTGAATCTGAGTTGGCAAACATCCTCAGCACAGAAATTCTCAATGAAATCAACCGCGAAATCATCCGCGCAGTTTACTTCATTGCGAAGAAGGGTGCAGCAAACACCGACCTCTCTGGTGGTGGAAACGGTGTATACGACATTCTCAACGACTCCGATGGTCGTTGGAGTGCAGAACGCTACCGTGGTTTGATGTTCCAAATCGAACGCGAAGCAAACTTGATCGCCAAGCAAACTCGTAGAGGAAAGGGTAATTTCATCCTTTGCAGCGCCGATGTCGCATCTGCTCTCGCAATGGGTGGATTCTTGAACCTCTCTCCTGCTCTCAACACCAATTTGAATGTTGACGATACAGGAAACGTCTTTGCCGGTGTATTGAATGGTAAGTTCAAGGTTTACATTGACCCATTCGTTGCCGAAGGTGTTGACTTCTGCCTCGTTGGTTATAAGGGAGTTTCCCCATATGACGCTGGTATGTTCTACTGCCCATATGTTCCGCTCCAAATGGTTCGTGCAGTATCGCAAGATACGTTCCAACCAAAGATTGGTTTCAAGACCCGTTACGGAATGGTTGCAAATCCATTCGCTAAGGGCAGAACCCCAATCACTGGTAACAGCGATGGTCTAGATGCCGCATCAAACGTCTACTACAGACTGTTTAGCGTCAAGAACCTGCACGGTCAAACTGGTGGTTACTTCGGTGGTAATCCCTGATTGATCTGAACAACTGAGTTCACGAAGACCGGGAGCAGAAATGCTCCCGGTTTTCTTTTATAAATACTTGTATGGGATTCGTAGACTACTTAAATCAATTACCTGCCTCCTTTCGTGAAAAACTTCCAGGCGATCTACTCATAGAAAATGAGTTTCAGCCAACAAATAGAAACTTTCTCACAGGGAATAAGTTTATATTTGTTATGAATCGATTGCCTTCTATGATGTTCTTTTGTCAAAGAGCAAATATACCGTCAATTGGTTTTGGTCAATCAGTACAATCGAATCCAACATCAATTAATATCAACAGGCCTGGTACTCAGTTGGTATATGAAGATTTACAGATTGGGTTTTCTGTTGATGAGGAAATGACGAACTGGAGAGAAATACACAATTGGTTAATTGATTTAAGCACATACGATGGAATGGTAGATCGACTGATCGAAAAACAAAAAACAGCATTGGCAGGGTTATATGTTTTAAATAGTGCATATAAACCAATAGTGACTTTTAAATTTTATGATATTTATCCTACTAGTCTTTCTGGTTTAGATTTTGATGTTTCTATTCAAGATGTAGATAATTTAATGGCAACTGCTACATTTTCATATACACATTATGAAGTAGTAAAAGAAGACTTATATTGATATTTGTGGTATAATTAAAGTATGAGCATAAAACTTAGCGATATTAAAATAATGATTGAACAGGATATGAAGATTGATTCAACTTCTCTTGATAGAGAAAGTTTGAATGTACCTCAACTACACAACAAATACTTGTGTATATTGATGGACGAAAAACTGATATTAAAAAAGTTTGAATCGGATCTTGCAGTTCTTAAGAAAAACAAATGGTTATATTATTCTGGTAAAATGTCAGAAGAGCAATTAACTAAATTGGGATGGGAAGCGTTTGATCTTTCAATACTTCGAGTAGATCTAGACAAATTCATCGAAAGCGATTCTGATGTTATCCCTTTATGCAATAAAGTCGATCTACAAAGAGAAAAAATAAATTATCTAGAAAGTACAGTCAAATCCATAAGCAATCGTATATGGAATATTCGTGCTGCCATAGATTGGGTTAAGTTCACGCAGGGACAATGATTACAATTAACGAACTAGATTCTGTCAATGTTAAAATTGATTGCGACCGTTCGGTTGCAAAAGAATTAAGTTCGTTTTTTACTTTTACTGTTCCTAATTTTAAATTTACCCCTGCATATAGAAATAAAGTATGGGACGGAAAAATTAGATTATTTAATAGTTTAACACACACCATATATGCAGGACTATTAGATTATATTTTTAAATTTGCAGAAGAACGAAATTACAAAGTAGAATTTAATCCAAAACCAAAACAAATAATAAAACAAGAAGATATAGATTCTTTTATAAAAACAACAACATGTTATTCAGGCGGAAGTGTCATTACTCCACATGAACACCAAATAGAAGCAGTAAAACATGCACTGAATAAACAAAGAACTCTTCTGATATCGCCAACTGGTAGTGGTAAGTCTTTGATTATCTACATGCTAATTAGATGTTTAGAAAAAATAATACCAGAGAATAAACAAATACTAGTAGTGGTTCCAACTACTGGTCTTGTTGCTCAGATGTTCAACGACTTTAAAGATTATTCTAACAAAGACGGATTTATCAAAAAATGTCATGTGGTATATTCTGGACAAGACAAACAAACAAATAAAAAAGTAATCATTTCAACGTGGCAAAGTATTTACAAAATGAAAGAAGACTTTTTTAAGAACATATATTGTGTGTTTGGTGATGAGTGTCATTTATTTAAAGCAAAATCATTGACCACGCTCATGTCTAAAATGAAAGACTGTCCATATAGAATTGGAACAACAGGTACATTAGATGGAACTCATGTTCATAAACTAGTTGTAGAAGGTTTATTTGGGCCAGTCTATAATGTAACTTCAACCAAATCTCTTATAGACAAAAATCTTCTTTCTAATCTAAAGATCAAATGCTTATTGCTTGAATACGCAAAAGAAGAAATAGATGAAATTAAAAAAGCAAAATACATTGATGAGATTCAATGGTTGGTTGCAAATGAAAGTAGAAATAAATTTATAGTAAACTTATGCTGCCATCTTAAAGGAAATACTTTAGTACTATTTAATTATGTTGATAAGCACGGAAAACCGTTATACGAAGAAATTAAAAAGAATTGCAACAAGTCCTGTTTCTTCATATATGGTGGCACAGAAGCGTCTGAACGAGAAGATATAAGACAAATAGTAAATAATCAAACCGATAGCATCTTGGTTGCTTCATACGGAACATGTTCGACGGGTATAAATATTAAGAACATACACAACATTGTATTTGTTTCGCCATCTAAATCAGTAGTAAGAGTGTTACAATCTATCGGAAGAGGATTGAGAAAAAGCGACACCAAAGATAAAGTGACAATATACGATATTGGTGATGATCTCCGATATAAAAAATACAGAAACCATGCGCTCCGTCACATGGATGAACGCATAGACATATATACTAATGAGAAGTTCTTATATAATCTTACAAAGATACGCCTGGAGGAATTAAAATGAGTTACAAAATTCTGAAATTAAAAAGTGGCGAAGAATTGATTTCTCATGTTACCGAGAAAAATAAAAGAACTATTGTTCTTACCAGACCTATGGTATTTCGTACAACCACATTAATGGATAAAATAGGAAGACCCTATGATATGACTTTGTTGAAAGATTGGTTAATACACACAACCTCTCAGCAAATAGAAATTCCTAAAACGCATATTGCTTCTATGTTAGATCCAACAGATGACACTTTTAGATTATATGATATGGAAATGAAAAGATTAGATGTTCTCTCAGAAGATAGAAAACAAATAACAGAAGAAGAAGCAAATGGCTTGCTTAAGAAATTAAACAAAAACAAAAAACCAATTACTGATGAAGAGATATTAAATCAAATATTTGGTGATTTGTTTCATGAAATGGAAGAGATGGGTTCTGATGCATATAATAAATTACAAAGCATTGAAGAACCAATGGATCCACATATGCCATTTCCCGAAGACGAAGAAGAGATAGATTTTATAAAAAGACCAATGATTTATATCTCAATGATGCTCCCCCCAGAAGCATTAATGAATTTAATGAACGCCGGTATATTGGATCCGAAACAATTATCCAAAATAGCGAAAAAGGTCAAAAAAGATAATAAATTTACAGGGGACGAAAAAAATCACCCAAATTACGGTAATCGTTGGACTGATTGGAGTCCCGACCCTAATTCGAATGATTATACCGATCCACCCAAGAGCTCTTAAAGCTTCTTTAAAGTCTAACTATAGTTCTTCTTGATACCAGACACAGGAATTGTAATGAT